GCGTCTATACCAACTAATGGAGCGACAGTTAAGGCGCCGATAAAGGCTTCAACAAATGTCCAAGCTGTTCGCTCAATCATATCTTTCAAGTCTTCACTCATTTTATAACTCCATGCTTCGTTCCAAGGGGTCCACATCACATCCTTCTTGAATGTACCTTTAGATGTTCTTGCTCTTTTCTTTTTTAACATTTAATAAGTATAGCCACTTTTAGAAATATTAGTTCCGTATATATTCTTTCTTTCCTTATTACTTTTTGGTTGGTTCATAGCCCACTTAGTTACTTTATAAGCATCATGTACTAACATAGCTGTACCTACACCAGGTATAATTCTAGTAGCACCTTTTGTAGCAAGTTTTGCACCTCTTAAAAGAGCTTTCTTAGCTGCAGGACTTAACTTTATATTTTTAATTTTTATAGGAGAATGAGCGCCAGCTTTGTATCCACCTAAAGGGTCTTTCTTTATTTTTATTTTTGATTTTTGTTGCACTGGTGCTGGTGTTTTAGAAACAGCTTCAACTCCTGTTCTCTTAATTAAACCTCTCTGTCCTGCTTCTTTAACTGTATAATCTACATTACCAGGGATAGGATATTTACTACCACCAAATGTTGAGATACCTTTACTTGGAATATTCCCAGTATATTTCCTACTTAAATTAGAACTCATACTTCTAAATCCAGTATAAGTATTTTGTCTACGACTTAACTCTTTAATAATACGTCTTTGTTTTGCTGACATATTTTTTTTAGCTGTCCATAAAGGGTCTGTTGTAGACTTCTTTTTTATCTCTTGATAAATAAATTCATTCATACCTGAAAGTCTTCTACTAGGTGCTTTAGGTCCTCTCTTAGGTCTTTTACTTGCTTTAGCCACCAGCTAACCCCTTATAATGACTAGCTCTTTTGCTATGTTTTGAATATTTCTTTTGTTGTGAATCTGCACGCCAATTCATTTTATCTCCAAATTTATAATTACCTTCTTGATACGCTTCTCTAGCTCGTGCTTCATATTTCATTCTACGTTTTTGTGCAGCACCTGCTAAACCTCTTTCTTGTTTACCTCTCCATTGTTTCTCACGAGCAGGCATACCCATCATATTTGGTGGGTCATAAGCACTACCTCTATCTCTTTTAAAGACCATACTTTAAAGGTCTCCTTTTGAATATTCTGTTTACATTCATTTTGTTAACTTTCTTTACAGGCTTTATGTCAGCTTTATGTATATCGCCATCATAATCTATATAAGTTACTTCTACTTCTCCATTGAGTATAGCATCAGATACTAAAGGATACACGTATTTGTATGCACTAACTGAGCTACCGACAAAGCCATTGGATTTTACTATATTGCTTTCTTGAGATTGTCCAATTATTAAACATCCGCTGGTATGTTCGTCGGTATTCCCAGTATGCCAAAGTATGTACTCAAATCCTGGTACATCTTTAACCCATATCATGCCTTTATGCCATGAATATTTTTTACTATATCTACTATGAAATCCACCTTCAGTTCTAAGTTCTAATTTATATGTTCCCGCAGGTATGCGTGTTTCATGCATTACCTTTGTTTCTCTACTTTCATCTTCCAATGTATAGCATAAAAATTTTCTCTTATTATCTGATACATCAAATAAAATACCCGACGTTGAATCTACTTGGCTACTAAATCTTAATACTTCTAATTTCATAATTACCTTTTTGGATACCTACAATTACAAATGTTTATATTAGTATAACCGTTTTCATGCTTGTATGTTCTACAATTACTCTTCTTCATTTTTATTTACATTCTTTAAATACACAGGTTCTAATACATTTATATTAGATATCAATACAATATCATCTGCAACTTTTAATCCATTAACTTTAAATATTTTATTACCAACATCATTAGTTGTGTTCATTAATTTTGAAATGAGTGATATTAGTTCTACATCATTTGTTTCCATTGTTCTCCTTATTTCCTAAAGCCTATAGTAAGTAACCATATGCCTAATGTAATTACAGTCGCAAGACCTGTGACTTGTTGAGCTGAACCTGTCAATGTAAGCGTAGCAATAACTAAACCTACTAAAGTCCAACTAAGATTTAATGTTTCTTTAATAGCCTCTATAAACCAAGACCATAACTTCTTAAACATTATCCTCTCCTAAACATAAATGCTGCCATAGAAGCTATTCTAGTCAAAATTACTGGGACTACAACCTCTTGAGCTTTTTCCTTTTGGTCATTAGTCATATCAGAACCTATATTACTTATACTTATTTCTTGTATATTTATATCAGTTAAACTTTGTATAGGATTTTCTATAAACTCTTCAAACTGTACCTCTGTTACAACATCAGCAAGTGTATAGTTCTCTACATCTTTATTTTCTACAGCTCTCTCAACATATTCTTCAACAGCAGTAGCAACTGATTCATCTTCTTTAATAGCTTCAGCAATAATCTCAACGTCTTCAGCTTCTACTTGTAATACTTCAGCAACAACTTCAACTTGTTCTTCAGTCAGTTCTTCTATATCTTCAATAGCTTCTTCAACTACAGCTTGTACTATCTCCTGTGTTTCCTGTGTGGCTTCGGATAGATTCTGTACACCGATATCATTAACTTCTTCTAAAACTTCAACTACTTCTTCAGTAGTAACTTCTTCTATAACAATATCTTCAATGACTTCTTCTACTTCAGCAACCTCTTCCTCAACCATCTCTTCAGAAAGAACTTCTTCTCCATCCTCTGTATCGAATATATTAAGTACTTCGAATACAGTTTCTTCAATAGGTTCTTCATCTTCCAATATCTCAATGACATCATCAAATACTTCTTCTTCAATCTTTTCTTCAATAAGTTCATCTTGAACTTCCTTTAAATCTTCTAATACATCCTCTTCTTTAGGTGGAAATAAATCATTGGATATAAATATATCTATTAAATCTATATCTTCTTTAATTATAATTACTTCTTCTTCAAAGACATCAAGTTCTTCAATGTATTCTTCTACTTGAAGTATTGTCTCGATAAACTCTTTTGCTTCCTCTTCAGTTTCAAACTCATATATTTCAATCTCCTCTGTAAGTTCAAGGGCTTTAGCATCAATCTCCATTTGCTTTTCAAGTTCAAGTATTTCTTCTTCAGTAAGCTCAATAAACTCTTCATCTTCATACTCATCTGCCACAATGAGTACCACATCATCATCTTCAAAAAACTCTTCTCCGATTTCTTCTTCATCTATAACTTCTTCAGTAAAATCACAGTCGCCACGTTCCAAAGCAGCGTCAGTAATATAACAACCATATAAATCTTCATTATTAGCACGTTCCTTATCTCTATCAATAGTACCATCATTCTGTTCTTTCTCAGTATAAGTAACTTCTTCATCACCAATAACTAAAGTTACATTAGTACGAGCTTCTCTTTCAGCACGCTCTTCATCAGTTTCGTGATACCCTGTCTCAGCCATATTATCTTCAACTTCAATAGCTTCTTGAATGATTAATTGTTGTTCTTCATGGTAAGCTTGTTCTTCTTCTTCTATACGAATACCTTGTTCTTCATCTGTTTCTGCAATACCATATGAAGCAAAGTTAGCTTGGCGTTGTACATCTAAAGGATTAAGAGTTGTAGTAGTAGTAGGAGTACCATCATACTTAATTGATATATCATCTACTAATGACCAATCATTAATAGTAATAACAAAACTATCTATAAACTTATTAGCTGTTTCTTGTACAGAATAAACTATCTCTTCATACATAGTTGCATTGTTTAAACCACTCTGTGCATCAATAGTATTTGATTGTGTAGTTTCATCATTGTGTGTGTACTCAACAGTACCTTGATTATTTAAAGCACCTATAGTAAAACCTACTTCATACACATCATGTTCTGTAGGTAATGTAAATTCATAATCATTAGATGCACCACCATGTTTCATATACTCTAGTTCTATATGATGACCATTCATACCATAAGAGCCTGACCAAGTATTGTCTATCTTTACTAAGTTATTGTTTTCAGTTGGAGGTACTACAATATCAGTAGTTTGTTGTCCATCATCAAAGGTTTCTACTTCTTCTACTTCTTCTGCGTATACTGGTAATGGGTATATTAAAGCTAATACTAATGCCAACCTGGCAAACTTATTGAACACTCTTTATCGCTTGCCACCGAAGTACTCCACCGCATGACCATTGTCTACCATCAGTTGATTTATGTTTTTACCATTAATAAAAAACTCGCCAAGTATTCTTCCGAACTTACCTTTGCCGTGTGATTGTAATTCAATAGGGTCTACTGCATCATAGAACTCTTTAGATAACCATTCCTTAGCAGCCAGCCCTCGTTCCTTCTCCTCTTTATCTCTTGTTCGTGATTCAGGAGCATTGATACCCATAAGTCGTACACGACATTTATGCCACACATCAAAACCCAAATCAATTCTGACATCTACTGTATCTCCATCAACTACTCTAAGTATTTCTACAGCGTAATAGTATTTCATCTACCTTCGCAATTGCAACTACCGCAACAGTCACCCATTAGCCACCTATCTTCCAAATAATTTCTGTTATTTCTCCAGATATACCACTTACTATTGTTATTACTTCAGCTAATCTTTCATTAGCATTTGTAACTTCTGCTTTTAATACTGCTACTTCATTAGTTAATGTTTGTACAGTTCTAAACAACCAAGCAACTAAGGCAGCTAAACCACCTTGTAGTATTTGACTTGGATTTATTTTTAAATTACCGTTCATAAAAATCCCAATCTTCTCTAATATAATTATCAGGTATCTTAACTCCAGCTAAATTTTTTAACCATTTAAAGAATATACGAGCGTAATAACCCAATAAAAATCCTATTAAATAATCCATGATGATGGATTATAACATACCTTAACTAGGCTTTGGGTATTTATCCTTAGTTGTTTTTATAGTAGCTTTCCAACCATCAATTCCATTGTGATAGATATCATCTAACTGGTCTGGAATACTAGGGTATTCAGCTTGCCTATTTCTTTTATAATCATTATCTTGTGAATCTAATTTACTAGCAGCTAAGTCTTTAACAGCTTGGTCATACTCTGCATCTGTAAACTCACGCCTAACATTATTGACTTGAGCAAACATACCATCACCACCATTGGCTGTTTTCTTTGCATCAATCTCTGTCTGTGCTTCTGCTGTAAATTGTTCTAATGTTTTAATTGCCATATCTCTCCTATATTAACACACTTTTATTTCTTAAGTCCGTATAAATCAATATATACTTTTGAAATACTATCTGTTGTTAATGAGAACTGCAAACCTTTACTTACTTGTGCAACTGTATGTACAGCACCACCCATAGCACCCATTAAATCTGTTCCATCATATCCAAATCCAACGCCCTCTACAGTTATAAAATTATATTCACTTGCATTGTTAAAATTAAATAAATAAAAAGTTGCATCAGCACCATAACTCGTACTACCCCTAAACAAATAAGTTAAATTAGACCACTCACTTTGATTTGTGTCAGTTAAATTATCAAAACTTGCATCTGCCCTCAATCCCTTAAAAGCCATATCATAATTTGAAGTGCTATCAGCAGAATTATCACTTTTTAAAATTCTTGCTTTTAGTCTTACATCGTTAGTTGCACTTTGTTGTAAATTGTAAAGTTTTACCATATAGACATCATAAGAACTATCCCAATTTGCACCACCTATATCTATAGTTGATACATTAGAAGTTGTACTTGCACTTGTTATTTTTATTAAACTACCTGCCATTATTTAACTCCATATACTGATACATCTAAAGTTGTAAAAACAGAGCCACTACCACCTGAAAT